GCAGTAATGAAGTCCGATGCGTGGAAGCGCATTCGGGCGATGCTCACTGAATTTGGCATGACCCCGGCCAGCCGTTCTAAGGTTGGCGCTAAGGGCCCTGCTGAAGCCGATCCCCTTGAAGAGTTTCTTAAAAAGCGCAAATGATGAATGGCAACTGTTCAGGCTGGTATTCAGTACGCCGAGAGCGTGCTGTCTGGCGAGATCGTTGCTGGCGAACTGGTGCGCCTGGCGTGTCAGCGTTTTCTCAATGATTTAGAGCATGGGCCGGAACGCGGTATCTACTTCAGCGAGGACCGCGCTCAGCATATTCTCGACTTTTATAATTTTGTTCCTCATGTCAAAGGCGCTCTTGCGGGTAAGCCGATAGAGCTGATGCCCTGGCATATTTTCATCCTCATTAATTTGTATGGCTTTGTCATCCCACTCGTCGATGAGGTGACGGGCGGGCACGTTTTTGATGAAGATGGCGATGTGATTATGGTTCGCCGTTTTCGCACTGCTTATAACGAAGTGGCCCGTAAAAACGCCAAATCAACCCTTTCTTCAGGGGTTGGTCTTTATATGACCGGGGCTGACGGGGAAGGTGGCGCAGAGGTTTATTCTGCGGCCACAACACGCGATCAGGCTCGCATCGTTTTTGACGATGCCAAAAACATGATTAAGAAAGCGCCCCGGACGCTGGGGCGGCTGTTCGGTCATGTGAAGCTCAACATCCATCAGGAGCGAACAGCATCCAAATTTGAACCCCTTTCGAGCGACGCTAACAACCTCGACGGCCTCAATATTCACTGCGGAATTGTTGATGAGCTTCATGCTCACCGGACCCGCGATGTCTGGGACGTCCTGGAAACGGCGACGGGAGCCCGTCTTCAGTCGCTGCTGTTTGCCATTACCACAGCAGGGACCAACAAAGAGGGCATCTGTTTCGAGCAGCGTGATTACGCCATAAAAGTGTTGCGCGGTGTGGTTGATGATGACACGTATTTTGCCGTGATTTACACGCTTGATGAGCAAGACGATCCGTTTGATGAGACGAACTGGCCTAAAGCTAATCCCGGACTGGGTATCTGTAAGCGCTGGGACGACATGCGCCGCCTTGCCAAAAAGGCAAAAGAGCAGGTTGCAGCTCGTCCAAACTTTTTCACCAAACACCTTAACATCTGGGTTACGGCTGAAAGCGCCTGGATGGACATGGATCGCTGGTCAAAAATGCCGAAACTCGGCGCTGATGAAGACCGTAAAACGTGGCCGATGTGGGTGGGCGTTGACCTCGCCAACAAGATTGATATCTGCGCCGCGGTTAAGACATGGCGTGACCCATCCGGTGAAACTCACATGCAGTCACGTTTCTGGATACCGGAAGGAAGGCTTGAAACCGCACCTGCTCATATTGCTGAGCTTTACAGGAAGTGGTCTGCAGCCGGTTATCTTGATCTGACCGATGGTGACGTTATCGACCACGCGATGATCAAAGCGGACATAGTGAAGTGGGTCCAGGGGGAAAATATTAAGGAGATTGCGTTCGATCCCTGGAGTGCTGTTCAGTTCAGTCTGTCTCTTGCTGAAGAGGGTTTACCGCTGGTTGAGGTGGCTCAGACGGTAAAAAACTTATCAGAATCAATGAAGTCTGTTCAGGCAGAAATTTACGGTAATAAATTCCACCATGATGAAAATCCTGTCATGACCTGGATGATGTCAAACGTCACGGTTAAGCCTGACAAAAACGACAACATTTTCCCAAACAAGTCCACGCCCGAAAACAAGATTGACGGGCCGGTCGCGCTATTCACTGCCAAAAGCCGAATGCTGGTAAATGGTGGTGAGGATGAGCAGGACCTGAGTGGATTCTTCGAAAACCCGATAATAATAGGCGTCTGATGAAAAAACAAAAGCAGCCTGGCAAGGTTAAATCAGCCTTGCTGAACTGGTTAGGCGTACCGATTGGATTAACAACGGGTACTTTCTGGCAGGAATGGATGGGGATGAGCAGCAGTGGAAAGGTTGTCTCAGCCGATAAAGCTATCCAGCTTTCAGCGGTATGGGCCTGCGTGCGGCTTTTAAGTGAATCTGTCTCTACGCTTCCGCTTAAAATCTATCAGCGTCAGGATGATGGTTCACGCAAGCCCGCCACGCAGCATCCTGCTTATCAGGTACTTTGTCGGCGCCCTAATCTGGAGATGACGCCGTCGCGCTTTATGCTGATGCTGGTTGCCAGTATCTGCCTGCGTGGTAATGGTTTTGTCGAAAAAAAGATGATCGGCAACAAACTGGTTTCACTGGTTCCGCTACTGCCGCAAAACATGGTTGTTAAGCGACTTGATGATGGTTCTCTGCAGTACACCTACACCGAAACATCATCCCAACGCGTGATACCCGTTAAAAACATCATGCATATTCGTGGATTCGGGCTTGATGGTGTCTGCGGCATGATGCCGATGATGGCGGGTCGTGATGTCATCGGCGCAGCTATGGCAGTGGAAGAGTCAGCCGCAAAAATTTTTGAAAACGGCCTTCAGAGTTCGGGGTTTCTCTCTGCTGAAACAGCCCTTGATAAAGATCAGCGTGAAAGGCTTCGTGGCTATATGCAGGCATTCACCGGTTCCCGTAACGCCGGAAAAATTATGGTCCTTGAAGGCGGCCTTAAATACCAGAATGTGACAATGAATCCCGAAGCGGCGCAGATGCTTGAGTCCAGGGCTTTCAGTATCGAAGAAATATGTCGCTGGTTCAGGGTTCCCCCTTTCATGGTGGGCCATGCAGACAAGCAAAGCAGCTGGGCTTCAAGTGTTGAAGGTATGAACCTTCAGTTCCTGACGAATACTCTCAGGCCGCTTCTTGTGAACATTGAGCAGGAAATTTCACGATGCCTGCTTGATGGTGACGAAGAGTTATTTGCGGAATTCTCGGTTGAAGGGTTATTGCGTGCAGACAGTGCCGGACGTTCGGCCTACTACACAACAGCGCTTCAGAACGGATGGATGTCACGTAATGACGTTCGTCGCCTGGAGAATATGCCGCCGATTGAAGGGGGTGAGATTTACACCGTACAGCTGAATCTCACGCCACTGGAAGACCTGAAGCAAAACAGCCAGGCAGCTCAGGCCGCTAACCTTCTGAAGATACATAACTACGTTTTCCCGGATATTCCTTTCGATCAATCCCCGCTTAAGAAAGCGGCTTAGGAGCTACCAAAATGACACTGAAAAGCCTTCCGGCTGCGCCGGCAGGACGGCCTTCTGCGCTCTCAAATCGCGATTTGCCGTCTGCTGCTATGGAACGCTGGAACGGCGGTATCAAAGCCGCTAAGCCAGATGAAAACAGCATTTCCGTGTTTGACGTGATTGGTGCTGATTATTGGGGGGAAGGAGTGACAGCCAGCCGTATCGCGGGCGCACTGCGGTCTATGAATGGTGCCGACGTCACAGTGAACATCAACTCGCCCGGCGGTGACATGTTTGAAGGACTCGCCATCTACAACCTTCTGCGTGAATACGAAGGGAAAGTGACCGTAAAAGTCCTTGGTCTGGCGGCTTCAGCGGCCTCAATTATTGCGATGGCTGGCGATGATATCCAGATAGGTCGTGGTGCATTCCTGATGATTCATAACTGCTGGGTCTATGCGATGGGTAATCGTCATGACCTTTCGCAGATAGCAGCGGATATGGAGCCATTCGATAAAGCAATGGGTGATATCTACTCCTATCGCTCAGGCCTCAGCGCTGAAGATATTGCTGAAATGATGGACGGTGAAACCTATGTCGGCGGCAGTGATGCTGTTGATAAAGGTTTCGCTGACCGTCTCCTGTCTGCCGACGAAATATCCGATGACGATGACAGTCCGGCAGCTGCATTACGTAAGCTCGACGCTCTGTTAGCCAAGGCCGAAACGCCACGTTCAGAGCGGCGAAAACTTCTCAAAGCTTTATCAGGCAGCACGCCGGGCGCTGCTGCCAGTTCAGAGGGTACGCCGAGCGCTACCGATGAAGTAAACCCCGAAAATCTCAAACAACTCCAAGACGCCCTGGCGGCGTTCGGCAAATAAGGAATTACCATGTCAGAAGTAAATGAAATCCTGAAAAAAGTTACTGCAAGCATTGAAGAAGCCAATAGCAAATTCAGTGCTAAAGCGGAGGAGGCGCTGAAAGAGGCCAAAAAGTCAGGCACCCTTTCTGAAGAGACAAAAGCGGCAGTTGATAAAATGGCTTCGGAGTTTAACGCGCTTCGCGAAGCTGAAAAAACCCTGAAAGCTGCTCTGGGTGACCTGGAGCAGCATGTCGCTAACATGCCTCTGCAAAATGCAGTGAAGGTCGCGCAGTCTGCAGGCCATGTTGTCATTTCGAGCGAAGCACTCAAAACGTTTGCTTCCAGCGTTGAATCAGGAAAGCGACTGAGTATTCCAGTCAACTCAGCGCTGACTTCACCAGACCTGCCGGATCGTGTTGTGGAACCACAGCGACTGCCCGGTATCGATACAGCGCCTAAGCAGCGACTTTTTATTCGCGATCTTATTGCGCCGGGTCGTACTGGTTCGCCCGCAATTTTCTGGGTTCAGCAAACCGGCTTCACTAACGCTGCCAAAGTGGTGCCAGAAGGTGAGAAAAAACCTTACAGCGACATCAAGTTTGAAACCAAAATCACGCCTGTCACAACCATTGCGCACATGTTCAAAGCGTCGAAACAGATTCTTGATGACTTTGCGCAACTTCAGTCAACCATTGATGCAGAGATGCGTTACGGGCTGAAGTACGTTGAAGAGCAGGAGATTCTATTTGGCGACGGCAGCGGTGCTCACCTGAAAGGCATCGTTCCGCAGGCATCCAAGTTTGATCCTGCCTTTAAGGTTGCTCAGCAGAGCGGTATCGATGATTTGCGCCTGGCTATGCTGCAGGCTCAGTTGGCTCGTTTCCCTGCATCAGGTCACGTTCTGCACTTTATTGATTGGGCAAAGATCGAACTGACCAAAGACAGCCTGGGCCGCTATATCCTGGCTAACCCTTCTGCTTTGACCGGACCGACCCTTTGGGGACTGCCGGTAGTGGCGACTGAAGAAGCTAAATTTGCTGGCAAGTTCCTGACGGGTGCGTTCAATGTGGCCGCTCAGCTCTTTGACCGTGAAGATTCTAACGTTGTTATCTCCACCGAAAACGGCACTGACTTCGAAGAGAACATGATCTCAATTCGCTGCGAAGAGCGACTTGCGCTTGCTGTTAAGCGTCCTGAAGCGTTTGTCTTTGGCAACTTCAGCGGTGCCGAAAGCGGTTCGTAACCATTAGCGGCCTTCGGGCCGCTTTTTCTCTCGGGATTCTCATCATGATTATCAATCTTGAAACGGTGAGAGAGCATTGCCGTATTGATGCTGACAATACCAGCGAAGATTCGTTGTTAACCATCTACATTGGTGCAGCAAAGCGACACATTGAAAAATGGACGCGCCGAAACCTTTATGAAACCAACGCTGAGGCGGGGTTTGATACCGACGATGATCGCCTGCTGCTTGATGATGACATCCGTCTGGTCATATTGCTTCTGGTTGGTCACTGGTATGCAAACCGCGAAGCGGTCAGTGAACAAAAAACCAGTGAAATGCCTCTGGCAGTGGATGCGCTTCTTCAGCCCTATAAGGTTTATGGTCTATGACAGGGATGGCGGCTGGCGAGCTTGATAAACGCATCAGGGTACAGCGCACTGAATCAGAACGCGGGCCGCTTGGTGAGGTATTGCCGGGTCAGGTTGTTATCAGTTCACCCTTTATCTGGGCCAAAGCTGAAAACATTTCAAACCGCAAAATCCGCAGTCTGGATCAGCAGCAGATTGTTGAGACATGGCAGTTCACTATCCGCCCGCGTATGGATGTTCAGACGGACTGGAAAATAAGCTGGGGGAATGAGGTTTATACCATCAGGGCCGTTGATCGCAGCATGCGTGATCGTGCCGTCATCACTGCTGAAAGGGATGTGCGTCATGATTGAGTCAGGTATTTACAAAGCCCTTCAGGCGCTGTCCGAACTAAAAGTTTACCCCTTACTCATTCCTGATACTGAGCAGCAGGGGATTACTTATCAGCGCATTTCTGACCCTGAGGTTGAAAACGGTCTTGTCAGAACATCGCTGGTGGCGGGCCGCTTCCAGATTTCCTTTGTCAAAATCTCTGACTATACGGGCCTGCTGGCGCTGGACAATCAACTCTGGCAGATATGGAAGGGCATCAGGCACGGTGATATTGGCGGTTATCCGGTTCAGTACGTCGAGCGTGGCTCTCTGCAACAGGATAAAGTCACGCTGACTAATAACGCCGTTCAGTACCGCCTGAGCAGAGATTTCATCATCTATTTCAGTGAGGTGTGAATGTGCTGAGTATGCAGGTTACAGGGCTTGATGAGCTTGAACGTAAGCTTATCGCCCTGGGTGAAAAAGCCGGTACAAAAGTATTGCGTGAAGCTGGCCGAGCTGCCCTTGAAATCGTTGAGCAGGACATGAAAGAGCACGCAGGTTACGACGAGTCCGCAAAGGGCCCTCACATGCGCGACTCTATCAAAATTCGTTCAACAACCCGCACCAAAGGTAATGCAGTCGTCGTGCTTCGTGTCGGACCCAGTAAGGAGCACTTCATTAAAGCGCTGGCTCAGGAGTTCGGCACAGTAAAACAGGTCCCTTCACCTTTTATCCGTCCGGCGCTGGATTACAACAAATCCCGCGTCCTCAGAATCCTCGCGGTTGAAATACGGGACCGCATTCAAAACAACGGGTAGCAGCCGCTACCACTTCAACAGAGAGAAAATCATGGCTGATAATAAAACTTCGCCAGAATACGCGATGCTGCCTGCTGGCACCGTGGTTATGTGGGGCGCGGCTGGCGCGGCGGTTTCCGCAATGAAACCGCTGATTAACTGTAAAGCGCTCGGCGCAACGGGCCAGACGGGCGGATTCGTTGACTGCACCACGCTCATTGATACGAGCAAACAGTTTATTTCTGACCTGCCTGAAGGGCCTGAAAAGTCACTCGGCTTTGTGGACGACCCGTCTAACACCGATTTTGCGGCCTTCCTTAACGCTGCGCAAAATCGTCAGACGGTTCAGTTCTACGTGGAACTGCCAAACGGTCGCACCGCCAACATGGTTCTGGCCCTGTCTGGATGGCAGATGAATGAAATCACCGCACCTGCCAGTGAAGTCATTCAGATCACCGTTCAGGGCAAGCAAAACAACATCCAGTGGGGCGTTGCTTCCGGCTCTTAATTCATTAACAGTGCCGCTGTCATGGCGGCTTTAATTACTCAGTAGGTAAAATCTGATGTCAGATAATTTCGATATTTCAAAGCTCAAATCACTGTTATTGCAGCCAAAGAACACCGCCGTAAAAACTGTAATGTTCGGTACCCCCGTTTATATCCGCCGCCGCACAGCTGGTGAGCTTATCAGCTATGAAGAGTCGCTGGATAAGGCTCAGGAAAGCGGCAACGTCCGTACTATTTCAGAAATGAGCGTTCAGTTGATCATCGACAGCCTGGTGAATGCTGACGGCTCAGCCATTCCCGCTGAGATGCTGCCAACGGCGGCTGAGCTGATTGATTCGCATGATAATCCAGCCCTGATGGAAGCGATTGAGCGCGTCAAAACGCATGCTATCGGCAAGCTGGAAGAAGCGGAAAAAAACTAACGGGCTCGCCGTGGCTCCAGCTTATTTTCTGGCTGGCTGACAGGTGGGGCGAACCTGACCCCTCCGTCATAGCGGCGCTGCCCTGTGACGTTCTGAACCACTGGCGGGCGTACTTCCTGCAACAGGGAATTCTGAAACAGCCTGACCCTGAAAACACTTCTTCTGTCGCAACCCCGCATCACCCTGCAGGTAACGTAACTGCGCCTGACGTCAGTCAGCAGTGTGATGCTGTCATGAGGGCGTTAATGTAATGGCCGATGTCGCTTCCCTTGCCGTAGGGCTTCACCTCAATGCGGCCAACTTCAAAACGCAGCTTATCGGCGCGTATGGCGATGCTAACAAGCAGTCGCGCCAGTTCAACCGACAGGCGCAGGATGATGCCAAAAAGACTGAAGAGGCCTATAAGCGCGTTACCTCCACGGTAAGCGGCCTAGCTGGTCGCATTGCCGGGCTGGCTGGCGTCGGTTTTTCGCTGGGTGCGATTATCCAGACTTCTCGGCAGTACTCGCAGGCACTGTCTGACCTGTCATCTATTACCGGCGCAACGGGTGACAAGCTGCGCGCCCTCGATCAGGCTGCTCAGCAGATGGGCCGCACAACTGAATACAGCGCGAGTCAGGCGGTTGAAGCGCTGAAGCTGATGGCTTCGGCTAAGCCGGAACTGCTTGAAACGGCGGACGGACTGCAAAAGGCCACTAACAGCGCCCTGTTGTTAGCTCAGGCTGGCGGCAGTACGCTGCCTGATGCAACGCGCACGCTGGCGCTGTCACTTAATCAGTTTGGCGCGGGCGCTGAGCAGGCAGACCGTTACATTAACGTGCTGGCTGCAGGTGCCAAATTCGGTGCGTCTGAAATTAACGACACCGCCGCCGCGATTAAAAATGGTGGTGTGGCCGCAGCGCAGGCCGGGATCGGATTTGAAACGCTCAATGCTGCTATTCAGGTGCTGGCATCGCGTGAAATCAAAGGCGGTGAAGCGGGTACTGCGCTGCGTAACATCATCCTGAACCTCGAAAAAGGTACGGACAAGACGCTCAAGCCCTCTGTTGTCGGGCTGAGCAAAGCGCTGGAGAATCTTGCAGGAAAAAACCTCTCTACGGCGCAGGCCGTTAAGCTGTTTGGCGTAGAGAACATCAACGCCGCCTCCATTCTTACCAGTAACCGAGGCAAACTTGATGAGCTGACCAAATCGCTTACGGGTACGCAGACTGCCCATGAGCAGGCCGCTGTCAGGGTGAATAACCTCAACGGCGATCTGATGGGGCTGACAAGCGCTTTTGAAGGTTTGATCATCAAGGTCGGTCAGTCTGGTAACGGTCCTCTTCGCTCCGGTGTTCAGAGCATTACGGAATCCGTAAACGCACTGGCTGATAACTTTAATACCGTTGCCTCAGTCGCGCTCTATACCCTGATTCCGGTTATATCAACCAAACTGACAGCGGGGCTCAGGGAAAGTGTGACATCCTGGACTGCTAACGAAATGGCAGTCAGGAGAAACGCATTACAGCAGGCCGAAATCGCGAAGCAGACCATTGCAGCGGCACAGGCCACGCGGTCACAGGCTCAGGAAGAGGCCCGTTATCTTGGCACGCGTACAGCGGCAAACGCAGCAGCGGGCATCAATGTTGGCTATCAGAAAGAGCAGGTTGCGCTAAGTCGCACGATCAGAGAGTCGAGAATCGCTGAAGCAGCGGCTACTGAGCGGCTTGCCGGGGCTAATTCACAACTTTCTCTCAGTACGAGGGCAGCATCGGTTGCTTCCGGGCTGGCGCGTGGCGCACTCTCGCTCATTGGTGGTCCCGTAGGTGCAGCCATGCTGGCCGGTTCTGCTGTGCTTTATTTCCATGAGCAGGCCAAGCAGGCCCGTCAGTCAGCGCTTGATTTGAAAGGCGCGGTAGTTGAAACAACAGCGGCATTGATGCAACTCTCAGATGTGAAGTTGTCGGTTAAATTAGACGATTACACTGAGCAGTTGAACAACATCAACACGCAGCGTGAAAAAGTGAAAGATGAGCTGTCACGTTACAGCGACACGCGGATCAGCCTTGCTAAAAGCCGCGAAGGTTCATCGCTTGGATTTCTTTTCCCCTCTGCTGAAACGCTTGAAAAAGAAAAGCGTCAGCTAAAGGGGCAGCTCGAAGACCTTGATTCAGCGGCATCAACAGCCAGAGATAACATCACTAACGCAACTAATGCCCGCTTCCTTGTGAAAACAGGCGTTGCTGACCGGGCTAAAGCTCTTCAAAGCGATATTCAGGCGGCGACAGCCGCGGCGGCTGATGCGGGAAAAGTCGAATCCCCCTGGGGTGGAGAGGACCCCGCTAAAGCAGACAAAAAAGCCGCGCAGGCGCTCAAGCAGTTTAAGTCCCTTCGCAATGAGATAGAGCAGGCGCACGCTTCCAGCCTGGAAAAAATCAACCTTCAGGAAAAGGCCTCGCAGGAAAAAATCCTGAAGGAGGCTAAAGCCTCTGGTGTTAGTCAGGCTGAAGTTCAGCGCGTGATGACGCTCAACGCGGCAAACTATCAACAGCAGCGTCAGGAACTGGCTGAGCAGTATTCTCCGGCTAAGGCGGTTATGCGTCAGGAGTCAGAGGCAAGCCGCGACCTTAAACAGATATATGCGGCACGTCTGATGACTGAGCAGGAGTATCAGTCAGCCCGTATTACGCTTGCAAATGACTCTGCTCAAAAGCTTATTCAGGCGCAGGCCAGCCGCACGGCAGCACCGAAAATGAACATAGCGGGTGAAGTTGACCCGGTCGCGCAGCTCCAGAATCAGCTTGTGCAGCAGCAAAGCCTTTACGATGCCTATTACGCCAACGGCAAACTCAATAAGGAAACCTATGAAGCGCTGATGCAGAAATCCTCAAGGGATTCAGCTGATGCGCAGTATCAGGCTGCTCTTAATCTTTATGCAGGGCAAAGCGCGCTGAATAAAGGAATTGTGAGCCTGGCGGAAGCAGCGTCGGAGAGAGTGACCAACTCCCTGACAGGGTTGCTTACTGGTACACAGTCTTTTAAGGAGAGCATTTCAAACCTGTTTGCGTCTCTGGCTCAGAGCGTCATTAAAAGTCTGGTTGAAATGACCGCACAGGCTCTGCTCACTAAAACAGTGCTGTCATCCTTTATGAGCTTCGGCGGTTCCGCATTAGGTGCGGTCGGGTCAGGTGTGGCGGCATCTGCGGGCAGTACCGGCGCGATGGGCATGAGTACCAGTTATCAGGGGTTTGACAGTGGCGGCTTCACGGGAGTTGGCGGGAAGAACGATCCGGCAGGTGTGGTTCATAAAGGTGAATTCGTTTTCACCAAAGAGGCAACGGAGCGCATTGGAGTTTCAAACCTTTACGACATGATGCGCGGATATGCTGACGGCGGGCTGGTTACTGCACCCACTGAGCGGCCTGTAGCGTCCGGCGTGGCGCGTTCTGGTGGTGGTACTCCGGTAATCAATATTGGCGATACGGTTGTTCATATCAGCGGATCGTCTGACAGTGGCGACGCAGGTACTGAAAAAACTGCATCAGCAGCGAAACAGCTGCAGGGAATAATCCGCAAAGAAGTTAATGACTGGGCTAAATCACAAATGACTCCTGGCGGGGTTCTCTACAACGGGCGGCAGTAACAATGGCGACAGACACTTTTACATGGGAAGTCAGGCTGCAGGCCAGTGAGCAGGTTAACGTCTCAACAAATACTGCGCAGTTTGGTGACGGTTATAAGCAGGTGTCCGGTCGCGGTATCAATGATGAGTCTGAAACCTGGTCGCTGACCTGTAACGGCAGGAAGGCTGTCATCGCCGAGCTGAGGGCCTTTCTTAAAGCACACGTTGCCAGTTCATTCTGGTGGACAAATCCATGGGGTGAGAAAAAGCTGTTCAGGGTAAAGGCTGATTCAATTAATCCCAAATTCATCAACGGTGATTTTGTGGAGATCACTTTTACCTTTGAACAGGCTTTTGCGCCGTGACATGTCACGATATTACAGGACGCTCCGGCGTCCTTTTTTTATGGGTGAAACATGAGTTTTAATCAGGATGTACAGACTCTTGAGCCTGGCAGTCTGGTGCAGTTGATTGAAATTGACGGCACTGATTTTGGGCTTGATACCGTGCTTCGCTTTCACGCCTACAATATTGCCACTGAAGGGTGGAAATCCTTTGCGGCTGAAAACCTGCCTTCAATCATCTGGCAGGGTAATGAGTATGATCCGCACCCTTACGAGCTGACAGGCGTTGAAATGACCAGTTCAGGGACGCAGCCAACACCAAAACTTTCTGTCGGGAACGTGGGTAATTATGTCACCGCACTTTGCCTGCAGTTTGATGACCTGGTAAAAGCCAAAGTCAAAATACATACCACGATGGTCAAATATCTGGATGCGGCTAACTGGACGGCAGGCAACTCCAGTGCCAATCCGCAGGAGGAGCGCCTTCAGCTTTTTTATGTTAACGCAAAGACAGCAGAAACCCGCGTTCAGGTGGATTTTGAGCTGTGTTCACCGTTCGACATTCAAAGCCTTCAGTTGCCCTCGCGTCAGATAACGCCCGTCTGCACATGGTGCATGCGTGGCTGGTACCGGACTGGAACCGGCTGTGATTATGCCGGTAATCGCTATTTTGCCAAAGACGGCTCACCGACTTCAGACCCGTCAAAGGACGTGTGCGGCGGTCGTCTGGCAGACTGTAAGGCGCGATTTGGGGATAACGAGCCGCTACCTTTCGGGGGCTTCCCTGCCGCCAATCTTCAGGGGAAATAGCGATGCGCCAAAAAATTATGGCGGCAATCACAGAACATGTGGCCGCTGAGTATCCGAAAGAAGCCTGTGGGCTGGTGGTTCAGGCGGGCAGGGCTCAAATCTATATCCCCTGCAAAAATATTTCAGACAATCCAACCGAGCATTTTGCCATTTCGCCCGAAGAAAAGCGGGAAGCGGAAAAGAAGGGCGCAGTGCTGATGGTCATTCACTCTCACCCTGACGTGCCGCAGCTTATACCGTCTGAACGTGATCGCGTGCAGTGCGATTATTCTGGCGTTGAGTGGGGGATCATGTCGTGGCCGGACGGCGATTTCTGCACGATTAGCCCGAGAGGTGAACGCGAGCTGGTTGGGCGTCAGTGGGTGCTTGGCTTCGCGGACTGCTGGACGCTCATCATGGATTATTACCGTCAGGAACATGGTATTACGCTGAATAACTGGGCGGTGGATTACGAATGGTGGATTGACGGCAAAGAAAACCGCTATGACGAAAACTGGCAGGCCGAAGGTTTTATTGAGGTTCCACCTTCTGAAATGCGCGAAGGTGACATGATCATGATGCGCATTCAGGCCCCGGTAACAAACCATGCCGCTATTTATCTCGGCGACAACCTCATTCTTCATCATAACTCGGGCAATCTTTCGACACGCGTTCCTTACGGCGACTACTGGCGTAACCGAACGGTGCGGGTTGTCAGGCGTAAGGAGCTGGCTGATGCTTAAAACTATGCGTTTAAAAGGACTCATGGCAAAAAAGTTTGGGCGGGTTCACCGCTTCCACGTTGCAGACCTGCGCGAGCTTATCCGCGCTATGTGTTCACAGGTGCCGGGCTTCAAAAAGTACGTATCTAACGCGCACCTCAATGGCGTTCGTTTTGCGTTCTTCAGTGGCAAAGACAATATCTCGCTTCAGGAGTTTGATATGTGTTCTGCGTCTGCTGAGTTTGAAATGGAGCCCATCATCGAAGGTTCAAAGCGCGGCGGCACGCTGCAAATTATCATTGGCGCTGTGGCTATTGTGGCCGCATTTTTTACAGCGGGTGCTTCATTTGCCGCGTTCGCTGGAATCAGTGCCGCCGCAGCGGCAGCAACGACAACAGCACTTACTGGATTAGGCATAAGCATGCTGCTTGGCGGCGTGGTTCAGATGCTGACGCCGCAGCCCAAATTTAATGTTGGCGCTTCATCCAGCACGGACAACAAGCCCAACTATGCATTCGGTGCGCCTGTTAACACCGTTGCGATGGGCTATCCGGTTCCTGTCCTTTACGGCGAGCGTGAGATTGGCGGCGCGATAATCAGCGCAGGCAGCTTTACCAGCGATCAGCAATAATTTTATCTAATAAATTTTACTAATAACTTTTTTAGGCTTATCGACTAATGATAGGATTTATTTTTTACTTATGGGGATAGGGATGTGAATAAAATTTTTTTAGTTTTCATCTTTAGCTTGACTATGGTTGGCTGCGCAAAAAAAGTTGATCCAGCACTTCAAGCTGAAGTAATGAAACCATTGATATGTAAAGATGAAAAGCAATGTGATACTTATTGGAAGAGATCACAGTTTTGGATAGCAAATAATTCATCTTGGAAAATTCAAACAGCTACCGACACTTTGATTTCTACTTACAACCCAGCACCATATAGCCCTTTATTAGCCTATCAAGCAAGCAAGATGCCACATGATGACGGGTCATCTCAAATTTTCATTAAGCCATACTGTGACAATATGTTTGGATGTCAACCGGACATTTATCAAGCTGTGGTTGCTTTCAAAAGCTTCGTTAGAAATGGTTCTTGATTAACTTAAATATCTATTAAGCCACCTTCGGGTGGCTTTTTTTATGGGGGAAATATGAGGCTTCTCGACGGTGTGACTATCCAAGGTAAAAAAGGTGGTGGCGGTGGCAGTGCGCACACTCCGGTAGAGCAGGCTGATGATCTGCTGTCCGTCGCGAAACTCAAAATGCTGCTGGCAATCTCTGAAGGTGAAATTCAGGGTGATTTAACCGCACAGCAAATTTTCCTTAATGATACGCAGCTCGCGAATAACGACGGCAGCTACAATTTCACTGGCGTTATCTGGGACTGGCGCAAAGGCACACAGGACCAGACCTACATTTCTGGCATGCCAGAGGTTGATAACGAGCTGTCTATTGGTGTTACCGTTACGCAGTCACTGCCCTGGACGCGCCAGTATAACAACCTGTCTCTGGATGCCGTGCGCATCAAACTGAGTCTGCCTGTTCAGTATCAGTATAAAGACAACGGCGACATGGTGGGCACTGTGACGCAGTACGCTATAGACCTGTCTACTGACGGCGGCGGCTGGGTTCAGGTGGTTGATGGACGTTTCAGCGGTAAAACGACATCCGAGTATCAGCGCGATCACCGCATTGATTTGCCTCGGGCCAGCAGCGGCTGGTCAATACGGGTTCGTCGCATTACCGCTGATTCAACTTCATCAAAGCTGCTTAATGCTTTTCGCGTTTTCTCTTTTGCTGAAGTCATTGACAGTAAGCTGCGCTGCCCTAATACCGCACTGCTTTATATCGAAGTAGACTCCAGCCAGTTCAACGGGCAGGCCCCAAAAATTACCTGTAAGCCAAAAGGCAAACTGGTGCGTGTCCCAACAACCTATGACCCGGTCAGCCGCAGCTATAACGGCACATGGTCAGGTGATTTTAAGTACGCCTACACCAACAATCCGGCATGGGTCTTTTACGATCTGGTTCTGGACAAAATTTATGGCATGGGAACGCGTGTTGACGCTTCCATGATTGACAAGTGGGAGCTGTACAGCATCGCGCAATACTGCGATCAGCCTGTGCCAAATGGCGCTGGCGGTACTGAGCCGCGATTTACCTGTAACGTCTTCATCCAGAGTCAGCAGGATGCTTACACCGTTCTGAAGGACATAGCGGCAATATTTCGCGGCATTACCTTCTGGGGAAACAACCAGATTTTCGTCAACGCAGACGTGCCGCAGGTCGATTCAAATGGCAACGTCGATGTGGATTTTGTTTATCACGCATCAAACGTGATTGACGGGCTGTTTACCTATGCAGGTGGCAGCTATAAGAACCGGTATTCATCCTGCCAGGTGAGCTGGTCAGACCCAATCAATCACTACTCGGATACGGTTGAAGGCGTCTACGATTCCGATCTGGTTCAGCGCTATGGTGTGCGCGAAATGAGCCTGACGGCGATTGGTTGTACTTCGCAAAGCGAGGCTCACCGCCGTGGGCGCTGGGCTATTCTGTCGAATGCCAAAGACGGCACTGTTTCATTTGGCGTTGGCCTAGATGGTTATATTCCGGTGCCGGCTGAAATCATCGGCGTTGCTGATCCGTTCCGAAGTGGCCGGCAAAACGGCGGGCGGCTGAGTTCGGTTAACGGGCGCAGCTTCGGACTTGACCGCGCCATTGACTACGCCGCTGGCGACAGGTTTATGGTGAATCTGCCAGATGGAACGGCTCAGACACGCACTATATCCGCAGTCAGTGCGGACAAAAAAACGGTAACGGTAGCCACCTCATACAAGATGGACCCTGTTGCAGGTGCGGTATGGGCGATTGACAGTGACAAGTTGGCGATCCAGTACTTCCGCGTTACGTCCATTTCAGGCAATGACGATGGCACATTTACTGTCGCAGGCGTCCAGCATGACCCGAATAAGTACCGCTACATTGATGACGGTGTACGCATTGAGCCCGCTCCCATTACTGTAACGCCCATCAACGTTCTTAAAGCCCCGGCCAACATTAAGCTGGAAGAAGTCAGCTACGTTGAGCAGGGCTTGTCTGTGGCATCAATGCAGGCGACATGGGACAGGGTTGAGGGTGCGATCAGTTATGTAGCTCAGTGGCGTAAGGATAAAGGCGATTGGGTTAACGTCAGTCAGACCAGCGCTCAGGGCTTCAGCATTCGCGGCATCTATACGGGCGTTTACGATGTCAGGGTAAGAGCTGTCAATGCTGCTGAGGTGTCATCACCCTGGGGGTACGCAGATTCAACAGCGCTGACGGGTAAAATCGGTAAGCCCGGCACGCCAGTTAACCTGATGGCAACAGATAATGTGGTGTGGGCTATCGATGTCACATATGGTTTTCCTGACGGCTCTGGCGATACGGCTTACACCGAAATTCAGGTTGCCACGACGGCAGACGGCCTTAATCCACAGTTCCTGGCCTACGTTCCTTATCCGGGTGTCAGCTATCAGCACGGTCCTATGCCTGCTGGCGTTCGTCGCTGGTATCGGGCACGGCTGGTGGACAAAATCGGGAATGCTGGTGACTGGACAGACTTTAAGGCGGGTATGTCAAACGTCAATGCCGATGACCTGATAGGCAGCGTGGTTGAAGAATACCTTCAGTCTGATGACGGCAAGGCGTTACTCACACCGCTCATTACCGATCCGAATGCCCTGGCTGAAAGCATTCTTGCTAATTATGACGATGTTGAGCAGCAGTGGGCCAACTATGGAGACAATAAAGCAGGTGTAATTCAGGCCAAAAAGGTTGCCGCTGATGCACAGAGTTCGGTTGCCGAGCTAAACACGACTGTCACGGCAAAATTCGCGGAGCAGCAGGCTGCTATCGAGGAAAAACTGACGGCCTATGCGGACGCAAATGGCGGCTCTGCAATCTATACGCTCAAGGCGGGAGTGCAGTACGGCGGCACACAGTATGATGCCGGTTTATCTGTTGCGGTCACCATCAACGGCAGTTCAGTTGATACACGCTTCGCGGTCAATGCCAATCAGTTTGTCGTCATTAATGGCAGCGGTAAAAACGTTTATTCACCCTTCGTTATCAAAGACGGACAGGTGCTAATTAGCCAGGCATTTATTGGCGAGGGTTGGATAACAAACGCCATGATCGGCGGGTATATTCAGTCGAATAACTATGTGGCGGGCTCTGTCGGTTGGAGAATCAGTAAAGACGGTAATTTCGAAAATAACGGCACTGATGGCAGTGGGCGCATGACGCAGACAAATACCGCAATAAGCGTTTATGACGCAAATGGCGTGCTGCGTGTGAAAATGGGGAAACTAAGTTAATGGCCTGGGGGTTTGGTACGTGGGATGCAGCCGGAAGAGATAATAACACTGGACTGGTCAAGATAAACGCTGTAGGGACTATGCAGTTTGATAGCAATTACACGGGAACGCAGTCATTTTATTTGCCTTCTGGCTACTCCCTGTCTTACCTGCATCAGGCCGGGGGTAATTACATCGGGAGAATGCGAATAACGATATCTGGTAACAGTGTGACAATATCGAGCGTTGCAAATGACGATTATTCTTCGGGAACCTTAGGTAAATATCAGATGAACTTTGTAGTTGTCTATGCGAGGTAAGTTATGTCGTTTGGGGCGCTTCTGACAGATTCCCAAGGCGTGCCATTTTACATAGATGGCACAAGACCATTGACTCTGGTCAATAAAGTTGTTTACAGCGTTCCATCACCTGGCGGATTAAGATCAATAGATTTGTACCCGAATGACGGAGTGATGAGGTTTGTTTTCATTCAGGATAACGCGGGTACAACAAGCAACTACTGTTCCTGGTTGCAAATGGACAGCAACACATGGCGGCTGTATATGAATTACCAGACTGGAACCTCAGTAACTGTTTTCATTTTTGGGTATGCAAACCAACCCGTCCCGGCGTGGGGGGTGGCGATTTGGGATGCCCAGAATAATTGCATTCTAACCAACGAAAGCAAAGTTCTGAGGGATGTGACTTCATTAGGGGATCAGTCATCTGATACGAATTCGGGATTTAGATACACTGGTACTTTGGCCGGCAGTTGGGCTGTAGCTCCCTTCTGGAGTGGTTTATTTACGGGAGTTGATAATTCAACAGGTCAGGCAAGACCGGTGAGCGCAACATTCTATCTAGCTGCTCATTTCAATGGATCACAAACTTTTTTACGTTCTGGCATTGGTCAGGGGTCAGTAGACGGTAATGTTTCCAATCCCAGTTATAGCAATTCACGATGTTTGCTAACTTGCATTAATGTCGATAAATATTGAAATTCGATCTTTTTGATCAATAAGATTAATTGATGTATATTTTAATTATGTGTAAAAGGATATTAAACATAAATAAGGGTTTCATCGTGAAGAAAATTGCTTTATTAATTTTAGTTGCCCTGCTTTCAGGGTGCCAAACGTTACCTCCAACACAGTGCACTGCAACGGCCAGCATCGGTGGTCAGGATACCACTGTTCAGATATACGGCGTCAGAAAGCAGGCGAACCAGACACAGTATTACGCTGGAAACCCTTTCGGGTGGAAGTGGGTATCAAAAAACAATTTTACCCATTCCACCTGTGAAAAATGATTAGCAGCCTTATCCTACAAGACCCGGCCTCCGTGCCGGGTTTTTTATTGCCCGGAGATAACCTATGCCAGCAGGCACTATCGCACTAACCAACAAATCAACCACAGTGAGCGGTACAGGTACCAGCTTCACCACTGAGTTAAAGGCGGGAGATTTCGTATACGTCAATGTGGGTGGCGCACCTTATACGCTGGTGGCCGCAAACATCACTTCAGACACGCAGTTAACTCTGAATGTTGCCTTTGATGGCCCGACAACCAGCGGCTTAGCCTGGAACGCTGTACCAGCATCTTTGGCGGTAGCAATCACACAGAAAATCCTTAACGATTTTGCCAGTGTTGCTCGTGGCCGCATACTGGACTTTCAGAACTGGCAGAAAATATACAGCGATGATCAGACTGTAACTGTCACTCGTCCTGACAGATCGCAATTCACAGGGCCAAGCTGGGGCTACATGGCGGCACAGTACGCAAATAAGCTGGATAAAAGCGCTCTGGATGCGTATGCCAAGAACGGTGCCAACGATGACATTACAGGCTTATCTGGTTTAACTACTGCCCTTTCAATTGAGCAGGGTGGTACTGGCGCGAAGACAAAAGCTGATGCATGGAAAGCTTTGGCAACTTTTGGGAACAGCGCGGGAACAGCCGCACAAGGAAATGATACAAGGCTGGATACAGTAAACCAAAAAACCGGGGGGGTGATTACTTCTGATGTCCAGGTGAGGGTTCTAAACTCATTTCAATCAGGTGGTACCACCGTCAACCAATCGGGCCGAATGCAACTTCAGATGCCGAACGGTAATCAGCCAGACGTGGCTGAGTTTATGACTGAGAGGGTAGTAGGCGGTGCAGCTTCGCTTGTTATACATCACAAGACAGACTTCTCAGACAATTACTGGAAATTCAACACTAATGGTGCTGTCAACTCACCAGGTCCATGGAACGTTACATCAGACGAGAGGCATAAAACTAACATCAAGGCAGTTACCAATCCGCTGTCTGCTGTTATGTCATGGAGAGGATGTACATTCGATAAAAAGGATTATGGTCACGATATTGGCTTAATAGCTCAGGACGTTGAAAAATGGTGTCCTACTGCAGTGACAAGTGGTGGTCGAAGAGAGTTCCTGGACGGGACCTCCATTGATGACCTGAAGGTTTTAAACATCACAGGCGTAGCAGCGGCATATCATACTGAAGCAATTAAGGCACTTTTTAGCCTAATCGAGCTTGCCATAGCTGATCCTGATAAAGCTCTCAAGCACATAGATCAAATTAAATCATCAGTAGTCCCACCTGATTCTTCCTCTTGAAAAAATCCCAGCGACCTGCAATCACTAGACTGATCCTGTCTCAGCAGGTTTACGGGGTGGATGATTAAAGCTTAGTCACTCGCCCCGCACCCTTCAAAATAAAATCTCTTTCCTGCCAACACCTTTACAAATCTCACAGACACATCGGCTTGATCATTTTCATGAGAAGATATTACTGTGATTATATACAGTATAAATCGGAGGGTAAAAAATGCCCCGTGACTACGAAATCATGATTGCTTTTCGCCAGGCCATTAAGCGCGATAGCGAAGGCCGCTACACACTCAGCACTCTGGACTTTGTACGCGAACTTGACGGCCTGAACTGGCATTACACGCTTCGCGCCGCTAACAAGTGGATAGAGACGCACACAACAACCTTCCGCGACATCTCAACTTCTGAAGGCGAGGAACGCGTGTTTCAGGTTTTCAATCCCAATGGTGGCTTCTGATGTTCGCCCTGGTTGACGTTAATTCGTTTTACGCCAGTTGTGAGACAGTGTTCAGACCGGACCTGCGCGGAAAACCTGTCGTTGTTCTCAGTAACAACGACGGTTGCGTAATTGCCCGGTCTGCAGAAGCCAAGGCGTTGCAGATACCTATGGGAGCGCCTTATTTCAAACTCAAGAATGATTTCAGGCGGCATAACGTTCAGGTCTTCAGTTCCAATTACGCGCTTTATGCCGATATGAGTAATCGCGTCATGACGACCCTGGAGGACATGGCCCCGGCAGTCGAAATATATTCAATTGATGAAGCTTTCATGTGCCTGGATGGCATGCAACGTCTTACCTCACTTGATGATCTTGGGCGAAAGGTGCGAGCAAGAATCAAACAAGAAACTCACCTCACTGTTGGCGTTGGTATAGCGCAGACAAAAACGCTCGCGAAGCTGGCTAACCATGCCGCTAAAAAGTGGAGTAAGACAGGCGGCGTTCTGGACTTGTCCAACATTGACCGGCAGAAAAAGTTGCTTTCCCTCGTTCCTGTAGAGGATGTCTGGGGCGTTGGTCGGCGCATCAGCAAAAAGCTGAATGCCATGGGTATCACCACGGCTAAAGACCTGGCCGACCAAAGCACGTATATCATCCGTAAACATTTTAACGTTGTGCTTGAGCGCACGGTCAGGGAGCTGCGTGGCGAGCCCTGTTTAGAACTTGAAGAGTTCGCACCAACCAAACAGCAGATAGTGTGCTCACGTTCTTTTGGCTCACGTATCACAGAATACATGGAGATGCGTCAGGCCGTCTGTGCCTTTGCAGAACGGGCTGCAGAGAAGCTGAGGAAGGAAAGGCAGTACTGCAAACAGATCGCTGTATTTGTCCGTACCAGCCCGCATGCAGAGGGTGAGGTATTTTACGGCAATCAGGCCAACGGGAAATTGCTCACGCCTTCTAACGATACCCGCGACATTATCCGGGTGGCTATGGACGCACTGGATCAGATATGGCTCGACGGTCACCGTTATATGAAAGCAGGCGTAATGCTGGGCGATTTTTTCAGCCAGGGAGTGTCTCAGCTCAACCTGTTTGATGAGTACCGGCCACAGCCTAACAGCGAAGCTCTGATGCGTGTTGTTGATGGGCTTAACCAGAGTGGCAAGGCAAGCTTGTTTTTTGCAGGGCAGGGAATAGAGAAGTCATGGGCCATGAAGCGCGAGATGCTTTCACCTGCTTACACCACCCGTTTTGCAGACCTGCCAGTTGTGAAATGAGGGCGAGTTTTACCATCATTTTACCATTGTTTACCATCACAAATCACAGGCAATAAAAAAGCAGCCGTAACAGGCTGCTTTTTAAGGGTAATTTGGTCGGCACGAGAGGATTTGAACCTCCGACCCCTGACACCCCATGACAAGGTTTTTCTCTGGGGTATAATCAGCGAAAAACAATGGGGGGCATATGGAAAAAAATTTATTACAGCTTTGTTATGAGGGTGAATGTGGTGAAAGCTACATAAGAAGCATGAGCAATGAAGGTCAACTTTATGTTTCACTCTCTGACGTAATCAAGACTCTTTCGGCAGAAAATAGGAAAATGGATGGCAAACCTACAGCGAGGATGACTACGTTGTTGCAAGCTATGGTTGCGACCTTAGACGATGACGAATTTATCAACATCCCCCAAGTGATTGATGGAGCAACTATATCAGAGACATTTTTAGCTGAACCTGGCCTCTACAGAGTTCTGGCTCAAGATACAACACCCGCCGGAAAGAAATTCCAAAGATGGTTGTTTCATAAAGTACTTCCTTCGATACGTCAGTATGGCACTTATCCGCCGCCGCTAATAAAAGAGAGATCTGAGATAAGTTCCTTAGCCCACAGCCTTCAGCAGACTGTCGGTCTCCTTGCTATGGAAATCGAAAAAAGAGAAGCTTTGGAATCAAGGGTAGATGAGGTTGAATTCAAAGTTAATGCAATAGAGAGTTTAAAAGATATTTCTCAGTACCGGTCTGTTCCGCAAAGACTCATTGAGCTGGATCTTGATTATGACAGCAAGTCGGTTGAAGAGTTATGGCAATGGTGCGAAAAGCTAAGAAGTGAAAAGGGTGGTCAAAAATTAAAATGCCCATCAGGCATAGCTCTTAATTCCCGTTATGCAATTTTTATTGTTGATGAGGCCATTAATATCTATCAGGAAAATATAAAAAATAGATCTAAGTGATTTTTTTAGTCGTTATGGTTTTTATTTGACGGCACTAATTAAAATACTATGTTGGAGTAGAGAAATGGACATTCGGCATTACCTCGAAAAGTTTGAAAGAAAAAAGTCGCCTAACAGGATTGTGCTAAATTACGACGTCGCTATCAATTATGATGCTTATTCTGTATACATAAAGCACCCCGGTAATGGGAAAGAGTATCTTTTTGATAGTTATGAAAATGATTGGATTAAAGCTCTTCTTTGGAATGAAAAAGAAAAGATATTTAATATCAAAGAAGAATTGAACCCTAATGAGTTGAATTCTGATTCTTTTTCAGGTGTTTATTATTATAAAGCCCATGAATTACGTTTTTTTTCTTTGAAAGATCTTTCTTGGTGGAATGAAACGAAGTATAAGGTTTGGGCTAATAAAGATAACTGGATTAGTAGTCGTGAAAAATATCGCTATAGAAAACAGCGTAAAGAAATAAAAAATCTCCATGATGTCTTATCTGTAGTGATTGGTTTACATGTTGCTCAGGCAGGTAATAGAGGTGTCCATCTGGTTAATGTCATGACAGGCGTTTTTGGGAAATTGTGGTTTTGTCATGACGATAAAGACCAAATGAAAAAAAAATTGCTTCTTACTCTCGATGCGTTTGTAAACAATGGTGAGCTGATTAAAAATGCCGATGGCACATACGCAGTTAATGGTAAAGCTTTGATGACGCTTCACAAATATAACGAAGAGGAACAGCGTTATGTTGAATCTACTAACATCCAAAAGCGAATGTTCTGGGCGACGGTGTTCTCATTTTTTGCGGCTTTAGCCAGTGCTGTAGCGGCATTTAAGGCGCTGAAGTAAACAAAATATCAAATTGTAATGTTCTGGCAAAGAAATCTTTGGATTCTAAATAAAGATAGGTGAGGCTATTAACATTCACTAAGGAATTATCATAGAGAGCAAATCAAAACTAGCCTCTTGGTGTAGACAATTCCAAGGGGGTGGAGTTGATTTCATAATATGAACTAAAAATGAAACGTAACTCATTGAAAATATTAGTGCATATAAAAATATTTTATTATGAAAACTAACCTTAACTATATGATTTTTATACGTTTAAATTCTGATTTAAAATCCCTCGATCGCAAGGTCGTGCGGGTTCAAGTCCCGCCCCGGGCACCATATTGAAACACCAATAAAATCAAGTAGTAGCAATGTCGTTTAAGCCGCCTCTTTGGGCGGTTTTTT